AGTTAGTGGGATTCCATTAGAGTCTAGTAAATGCTTACCTTCACTGTCTAGTAGTATAGTATTATCATCTCCATTAAGTCCATCAGAATAGCTTGTATCTATATCTGATGGTGGTTCTACTGGATCTACTGGATCTACTGGATCTACTGGATCAACCGGGTCAACTGGATCAACTGGATCAACTACATCATCTGGGTCTATAATATCAATAGCAATAGGAGTAAGTGTGGGTAAAATATTTGAACCTTCTTCACCAGCCAGAATTATATCTCCATTTTCATCTAGTGCTGCAGCAGGTACATTCTTTAAGCCTAATGCGAGATTAAACACTCCTGGTTCAACTGCACTTTCTATAATATCTAATACATTAGAAACACTTATTGATGTAGGAAACCCTATTAGCTTTAAGAAATCACAAAATGTAAATGTAATCCATTCTATTATACTACCAAGTCCAATCGCGTTGAAAAAGGCTTGTACTTTCTGCATCCATTCTTGTATAAGATATTTAGGCCATTCTTCTCCAAAGTTTTTTAATCTTCTTTTAAACCTATCCATCTTTCTTTCTAAACTTTCTACAAAGTCGTTTGGTTCACCCCCAATTAAATCCAAAACACTAAACCCTGCAATATTTAAAGATTCCAATTGTGATATAGCCTGTTTTCTTAACTCGTCTTTTAAATCATCTGGCGCAGATTTTATTTGTTCCTCTAGTGATTCTATAGTAGAATTAATTAAACCTTCTACATTAAGTTCAGTTAATGTTGGTAGTGAAGGTAATCCTAATGCTTCCCATATAGTATCAAATTTAGAAATAAGGTCTCCGAATAAACCATGTATAATACCCAGAGCGCCTTTATTTAATTGAGTAATTACATATTCCCATATGGCCTCTGCTTTCATATCAGGTGATTCTATTCCATATGTGCCATCAAATGATTTATAAATATCAGGTAACATTGGATAAAAAGTTTCTAGTTCATCAATAAACTGACTTTTAATTGTAGATTTATATTCTGGTTCCGAAAATAATTTTACAATGTCGACATTAATTCCGAAAGGTGGCACTGGAATAGCAAAGGAAATTGGTATTACAGTATTGATAATTTCTAAAAATTTAGCTTGAACAAAGAGATGGTACTCTTCTATCATAGCATTAATTCTTTTCTCCCATTCTACTTCGGGAATTTCTAATGTGGCAAATACAGGATCTGAAATAGAAATAGGATAATTACCTAGGGTATCTTTTATACCGTCTAGTATATCTCTAATTTTTTGTGCTTCATCCGGCAAACCTTGTAACTCTAATGTAGCAATAGAATTATTTATTTGATTAAATATATTAGTAAGGTCACCTGGTTTGGGCAGTAGAGCCGCTTCACATGGTATTGTTATAGTAGTCTGGGTCATTACGCATTTAATTTAATGCTAGAGGCAATGATTGAAATTGAGCCATCGGCATTCATTGTAATTCTTGAATTAGATTTATGCTTAATATTAACTCTTTCTTCTCCATCACTATTATCAATTTCAATTAAGTGGCCTGATTTGGATTTATATACTTTATTATCCACTGATGATTCAGTAGGAATATCTTGTTCACCATCTGTTTGTGTCGCAACTGAACCTAATATCATAGGGTCTTGAGCACTAGGGCCATCTCTAAAGAAACCTACAACCCACGACCCAACCTCTAAATGATGGTTACCGCCGTTTCCTGTTATTGAAGCATTGGTAACCGGCATGACCACAGTAGCCCATGGTAAATTTTTAGTAGGGACATCATCATAGAATCCTAAACAGTGGACTTTCACCCTATTTAAATTCATATCATCATCAATGTCTTTTACAATACCTGTAAACCATTCAAACTGTCCACCTATAAATTCATCTGCCTTCATTCTACTACCTCGGTGCCTTTACCATCACTATCTTCTAATACTAAATTATCTGCCAGATCTGATCCAAAAGAATTTGTTTTTACTTCCATCTGTAAAGTATATTCGTCTTCAAATTTATGTATAATAGAAGATATTAAATATCTACCTGACTGCATTTTATCAATAGGATCGGATTCATTATCTGCTGCAGATGTTTTATTCATTTTAATACGGATTGTTTGGCCACATTCTATATTAAAATTTCCAGCAACTGTAATATCATGTATTAAAGTCTCTTCTGTAGATATGTATGATTGTGACATTCCCATATAAATTGCAGACGGTGATTGAAAATTATTAGAGTTCTTATATGCATGTTTATTATTAGAAATAAAATAATTTTTACCATCAGAAATCCTGTCAAGAGGTTTACCATCATATTGATCATTATTACTTCTATTGGCAGGAAATGGATTGTGCGAATTTAATTTTCTAATATTATTATAATTATATTTTTTAGGAGTATACGACTTAGTAGATATATCAATTGATCGAGTAGTAGAAGCAAAGGCTCCTTCTAAAGTGGCCACATATTTTGATAAATTTAAATCTGAAGAAAGCTTTCTAATTCGCCTTGAAGTTTCTTTAAAATACTCTTTACTACCTATAGTATTTTTTAGAACTGGTGTATGTACATATTCTGTTACTGGCTCGCTGTCAACAAAATCCTCATATGATTTATATTTTACTCCACTATTAAGTGTTTCAAAAAAATAAAATGGAGCACCAGTAGTAGTAAATGCATTAGTGTTCAACCATTTAATTGCAGCAAAAGGCCGCAGGGATGGTATAATACAATTAATACTCTGAGAGGTAGAAGTATTAACATCTAAATATTTATCTTTAATTTTTAAATCAGAGGTGCATATATTTTTTATAATAGTACCTATTGTACCACTTCTATTTTTAGTTAATATTTTAGTATTATTAATATATGCATGTTTTGATAAACATCTTAAAAGATAAGTGGATGATCCATTTCTTTTTCTAGCAAAATCTAATATTTCTGAAATATAAAATGTGTGATTATGTTTTTCAGTGTCACCCGATTCAAGCTCTTTAATCTTAATAATCATATCAATCTTCTCATCACCATTAAGTTTTAATTCTTCAAATAAATTAACACCATCCAGTATTACAATCTCAGCTTCTATAGAAGCCATGTAAATACTTTCAGTAATAGTAATACCAGTTACAAGCTGTGTAATATCAAACACCTGCCCTTTGGTAGTAGTTAAATCTAGCTTAGAAAGAATGTATGATCCGGGTACTACTCCGGAATTCCCTATAAGTTTAGTAGTATTTCTAGCCTTAGTCATTGTTTAATATTTCTTCAAATTTATCTACGAATTGGGATATGTACCTTGGTGATACTACTCTCATCTGCGACCTTTCTAAATTTGTCGATTCCAAATGAGCTCTATTACTTATAAAACTTAAATCACTTTCAGGAGTTGCTCCTTGGATAAAAACACCATTATCTGATATTCTTTGTTCTACATCATTCTCAACATAGTAATAATATGGAGCATCTATGTACTTATATACTCTATAGGTATCCACGGAATCTTCACTTGTACCACCTGTCACAACTTCTGTAGTATTGGGTACAGCATCTGGGTCACCAATAAAACTACCTACGCAATCTTGTACTATCAACTGATTTAAATCACTAAGTTTTTTAGTAAGTTTACCTGTAGCATTATTTCCAGAACCAGTAATTGTTTCTCCTAACTTAAACCTACCTGATAAAGAATTTTTGTGGTCGATAATAAGCAGGTCATCATTTCTACTTATAAAAGATTTAGTAGTAATTGCAAAGCCTTCATATTCTGTCTCAAAATATTTCATTAAAGCTTCCTGGGACATAGGCCATGATGCCAGGCCGTCATGTAAATATTCATTGACGATAAAAAACGTCCAGTAATAATCTGGAGTACCATATAATCTTTCGGAAACAATATCAGGACGTTCACCATTTTTAATTTCATATACATTATATGCAGCAACATTATCTACAAACTCTTGTAGTGGTCTTACCGATCTATAGATATTAACTACATTTTGTAATATACCGGATCTATTTAAGTCGTATCCAACTTTTGGAAATAATTTAAAAAATGACATTATCCATTATCCTCAGTTTTTTCTTCTGTTGCTTCTGGTTCTTCTTCATATAAATCACCTCGTGTTAAAGCTTTTACTTCTTGGAATGTAACAGCAATATCAACTTCAACTGGTTGACCTTTATCATGAAAGGCATTAGATGTGGCATTATATGTTGTATTAAGAGATAGCAAGTAACACTCTTTTATTTTTGGCATGTATTTGTTTATACTAGCGCCATTATAGAATTCTATTTTAAATCTGTTGGGATACTTTAATGTAAAGTCTCCGCCTTCTTCGGGATACATATTTTCTCTAAAAAAGTTTTCAATGGCCAATGCAGTATCAGCCTCGGCCGCACTTTCTGAAACAAGTTTAAATGTAAAACCAAAGGATCGGATATTGGAACCAGTATACTGTGTCTCTGTATAAGGGTTAGACGCCACACCTGATCTTAATTGAGTTGTACCACCAGCTAAAGCACCTACACCAAGTGAGTCTCCAAATTTAGTAGCAGCAATACCACCAGCAGTTGCACCTGCAGCAATCATGTCTGATGATTGAACAGCAGCATCACCTGCGGCAGCTTTTTTAAGAAAACTTTCGCCACCACCCACAAGACCTAAGTCCATGGTAGTATATGCAGCAGCATCGGGTACATTCACACCCAAGGGCATGAATAAATGTACTGTCGGCCCTGTCTCGTTTTTATCAATTACTTTAAACCTAATATGAGCAGCACCATTATCTGTTTCTGCTCTTAATCGTGCTGGAAAGGTAAAAATGGTGGACTTTTCTTTGGCCTTATCACTATTCTCGGTTGTTGCTGCACCCTCGGTCATGTTTATTTCCCTTATAAATAATAATTTACTATAAAGGTATTTATAATGGCTTACAAAGGGAAATACACAATTAAAGATAAACGAAAGTACTTGGGTGATGCATCTAAGGTAGTTTATCGTTCACTATGGGAAAGACAAGCATTTAGATGGTGCGAGACTAACCCTAGAGTTAAAAAATGGAATAGCGAAGAGATTGTTGTACCATATAAATGTAAAACTGATAACAAACTTCATAGGTACTATGTAGACCTGTTGATTGAGCTAGATAATAAAGATGTTATATTGGTTGAAATAAAACCAAAGAATCAAACTATGCCGCCAAAGAAAGGATCTCGTAAGACCAAAAGATATATTAACGAGGTCACTACTTATATTAAGAATACATCCAAGTGGGAAGCTGCACAACAATATGCAGATCATAAAGGATGGAAATTTCAGGTATGGACAGAAGACACTTTAACTAATCTAGGCATTAAACTAATCAAAGGTTGATATAAATACATATATGTCTATATTCGATAAAATAAGTGCAGCTGCTTTTAGAGCAGGAATCCGTTCAAGGACTCCTGAATCAGAAGAATGGTTTACTGGTAAAGTCAGAGAACTTGCTATACCTTCTAGGACAAGTATTCTAAAAGATGATGCATTAGAAAAAAGAAGTAAGGTTCTTGTAGGTGATATGGTTATGTATTTCTATGATCCTAAAACCAAAGACACATTACCATATTACGATAAATTCCCATTAACTATTGTTGTCGGCCCGGCTCCTGGCGGATTCTACGGATTAAATTTACACTATGTAAACCCTGTAGCTCGTGCCAGATTATTAAATGAATTATTTAAACTGGCCCCTAAAAAATTAACTAATGATTCTAGGTTAAATAGACTACGTTATGATTTACTACAAGGTGTTAAGAAGTATAAAGAATATGAGCCATGTTTTAAAAGATATTTAATGACAAATGTGCAATCGCAGATGTCAAGAGTACCTATGACAGATTGGGAGACAGCAATCTATCTACCAATTCAACAATTTAAGAAGAAGAGCGCGAGATCAGTCTGGGCAGATTCCAGAAAGGTCTACCAAGGTGGGAAATAACATATGTCAATAGATAAATTAACAAGTACTATAGGTAAACGTGGCGGACTTGCAAAACAGAATAGATTTCAAGTTATCTTTACACCACCCCAAGGTGGTTTATTAAGTGCCGGCGGCCTTATTGGTGCATTAACTTCTGGTGGTGGTCTTAAATCTATGATTAATGACCCAAGAGATATTTCTATGTTATGTGAAAATGTAACAATTCCAGGACGTCAAATAACTACTTTAGATTATACTGCAGAAAAACAAGCAGTAAAGATACCGTATTCCTTTATTAATGAAGACGTAACGTGTACTTTCTTACTAACCAATGATTATTATATGAAAACTTTGTTTGATGGATGGTTAGAGCAAGTATTTGATGACCAGAAATTTAGGGCCAAATTTAAAAAAGATTTTACTTCAGATGTTGTAATACAGCAACTGAATCAAGAAGATGTTCCAGTATATGGTGTAAGGTTAGAAAATGCCTTTCCTACCACTGTTGCTGGAATAACTCTGGACAATAATAGTGAAAGTGCTGTCCAGAAGATGACTGTAACATTTAGTTACGATAACTATGTACCCGAAGGACCCTTATCTTCTACCCTATCAGGATTTAGAAGTGCATTAGGAGCCCTAGGAATATAATATATTAGGAGAATATAATGGCATTGCCAAAAATGAGTGTTCCTCGTTATACGGTTGAATTACCGTCTACTGGGGAAAAATTAAATATGAGACCTTACTTGGTAAAAGAAGAAAAGGTATTAATGATTGCATTGGAATCAAACGACCCAGTGCAAATTAGTGAAGCAGTAAGAAGTATAATTCAAAGCTGCTATGAATTAGAGTCGTTGGATAATCTTACAGTATTTGATGTTGAAATGTTATTCTTACAACTGAGAGCAAAATCAGTTGGTGAAGAAATGAAAATTCAAATTAAATGTAAAGGTGAAGAATGCGGCATAATGAATCCTTTGGATATTAATATTGACGATATTAAAATTCATAAACCGGATTCAACAGATGGTACTATACTGTTTGGTGATTCAAATGGTGTTGGTATTAAAATGAAATACCCTACAGCTGAAGTTATCGGGAAACTTGATCCTGAAAAGATAGAATCAGTTGAAGGTATTATGGACTTAATCGTTGATTGTATTGAAAGTATTTTTGATGAAGATAATGTTTATAGTGCAAAGAAAGAAAAACGGGAAGACTTGGTAGAATTTATTGAGAGTTTAAACTCAGAACAGTTTAAGTTAGTTCAAGCATTCTTTCAGGATACTCCTAGTGTATCATACTATAGTGAGTTTACCTGCGCTAAATGTAAGTTAGTAAATGAGGTTGAATTAAAAGGACTTAATAGTTTTTTTTCATAAGCCTCTCGCATGAGAGTTTAGAAAACTTTTATCACACTAACTTTGCATTAATGCAGCATCACAACTATAGTTTAACTGAACTAGAAAGTATGATACCATGGGAGAGGCAGATATATGTTGCTCTATTAAAGCAGTATATTGAAGACGAAAATTTAAAACATAAATCCAAGAGTGGTGGATATAGGGGAATGTAATGGAAGAAGAATTAAAAGCTAGTGGACATCATCCAGCTGATACAAATGGCGATGGTAAAGTATCTAAAGCTGAACAAGATATGTACTTAGAATTTAAAAGAAAGGAACTTGACGACCAAGATGCGATGAGAGACGCTCAGAGAAAGATGGCGTGGTTTGCTTTGGGCGGTATGTTACTCTATCCCTTTTCAGTAGTTGTTGCGTCTCTTGCAGGACTTGACCAAGCTCAGTCAACTCTAGGATCTATGGCCCCAACATATTTTGTGGCCGTAGCAGGTATTGTGGCAGCATTTTTTGGTGCCCAGGCCTTCAATAAGAAATAGGAATAAGACATGAAAGATAATCCTACACCACCAGAAAAGGGCGCTACTTTAGAACAACTAGTCGAACTCATGGCAGAGAATAATCGTGCCACATCTGAGATCGAGCGAGATGGTAGAAA